TTGTTTCTTTTCCCTGCTTAGCGAAAAATTCGCAACAGTTATATACACGTTCATAGTCTGACCCCTCCGTATTTACAAGGTTAGAAATAGTAATCTTTCCTCCATTAGGATATTCTTTTACCACCTTCTCAATATAGTGTTCTCCGAGCTTTTCCAATCGTTTTTCCACTTGCTTTTCTACCTCTTTAATGGCTTTTTCACTCATTCCTTTGGTATAGGGTATTACAGGAAATATCTCCCTTGAAAGAGCAGGGTTATTAGCAAAGGCTTCTTTTATGGGTACCTCTTCTGTACGTACTCCTTCTGTTACTGGACCAGCAGTAGGCTCTACGTAGCAACGGCAACCCCAATCATTAGGGGGTAGATGTGTTTTCCAAAAAGAATCTTCTACGGGTAGCGTAAGTCCGTCCCAAGCGCGGTGTGTTTCGCGGGTTCGCTCATCGTGCACCGCGTGATAAGTAAGGTTAGGATATATGCGCTTATTGGCTATATACTCCTCGTACTTTTGTGCGGAGAGCGCATTTGCCACTGTTTGGTTATACTCGGTTTGTAGCCAACGCTTGTTGTAGAGCGTGTCGAGCTTTTCGGCTTCCTTTTTAAACTCACTCCATGGGAGTACACGCCCATCTTTGGTAAGGGCTTGCTCTATCTGCTGCTTGAAGCTTGTTTCTTTGAAAGCCGAAAAAGTAGCTATATTATGCTTGAGGCTACTAACCAAATCAGAGTTTGCTTGTTCTATATTGGGGCTATAGCCTATTTCTACTGCTTTAGAGAGGTGCCTATAATAATACCTCCATAGCTTTTCCGATAGGGATTCGCTAACACTCCTTTCTTGGAAAACCATACGAATATACTCCTCAATAAGCCTACTCAAGTCGTTGTCTTCCTTGCTGAGCTTTATAGGCTCGTGCTCGGGACAACAATGGGTTTTATAGTGTAACTTGAGTAGGCTTAGGCTTTTTTTGACTCACCCTCACTACTTCCTCCAAAGGTAGAGGTAGGCATACTTTCTATTTCTACCCCATAAGTACGCTCTATATAGTCTTGGGTAAGAATATAGCCACGCCCTAAGAGTACGCCGTCTATAGTGATTTGCTTGTTAGGGTCTGTAGTTTTTTCTACTGCTATTTTGGCATTGTCGGGTATAGAGTAGCCAATGGCACGCATAGCGGGCAAAAGCTGATTATTAAGGAAAGCTAACATCTTCTTTTCGTCAGCATAGACTACCTCCTCTAAGGTGTTCTCGTGTACTGTGCCTTGTGCCTTGCTACTGCCGTTTTCAGTAGTCATTGTTTGGTGAAGTACGAGTTTGGAGAGTTCTTTGTCTAAGGCTTCAATTTTGCGGTAGAACACTTGGAAAGCATCAGCTTTGCTGTTCTCCTTAATATCTACTTCTGTACCAATAGGAAAAACGCCATACGAAGCTGAACCCATTTCCTCCAACCACTGGGCAACTTCCTCTTTTACACTATCACTTTGCGAAGCGATTTTGGCAATACGGATAGGTATACCGAATAATTCTTCGAACTCGTCCCAACTGCCCCAGGAATGGCGCTTGAGGATTGCATAAGGGGTAGCCTTTTCGAGTAACCCCGAATGCTTGTAGAATTGTGCTACTAATACTACCTCTTGCACATCGCGTAGGTCTATGCCATTGGTAGCATCGTAGTCTTTTAAAAGTACGTGCTTTTCGGGGATTACCAAGCCCCTATCAATAAGCTCTACGGCTTTGATTTCGCCCTTGGTTACTTCTTTGAGCCATATAGGAGAATGCCCGTGATAGATGCTTTGGTGAGCAAACTCAATCACATCCTCAAACCATTGTTTATCCTTGATATACTCGGTTAGGGTATCGTCCTTAATCTCATCGACAGCGATAATGTAGTCCTTATTGGTAGTTCGTAGGGTACGGTTTTCGGTGATACCGGTAAGATGTCCGTCAAGGAGTACATCCTGGTATACCTCCTCCAGAGGGTAAGTACGAGGGTATTCCACACTATAGCGGGCATAACGTGCCGAGTGCCAATGGTTAAGTTCGGTACGCCATAGCCTGCGTTGTCTTTTGATAATATCCACCATCAGATTGGTTACCTGCTGAATGTTTTGGGTTGTATTTTTGCCCAAATGTACCTTCTTATTAAGTGCATTACCACTAAGGGTGACACTCTTTTCTATACGTTGTTTATGGGATTGCTTTGCCATTATTTTAATTGATTGAATAAACGGTCTATTTCCTTTTTGACATTGTTGAATAAGGTTTTGGAGTCGCCTATAAATTGGCGTTTAGGAATACCTTTCAAGCCCTCGTTGTGTCTTAGCGCATACTCCTTATGGGTGTAGAAGGTAACCTGCATTTTCTCCATACGTGCCATAAATGAGTGTCGTAGCTTGTTGCCTCCTGAGTTGTATCCTGTAAGGATAGCACGTCCCTGGTTACGTTTACCAAAGGGGGTTAGAGTGCCTTTTTTCCCTACTCTATCCGAACGGTAACGAGTAAGGTCTTGCCCACGTGTGTCGGTAGTTTTTCGAGGTTGCCACTTCTGTAAGCCCTCATCATTAAACCCCTCATCTTGGAAGTTCTTTTGAATAAACTTGAGCCCCTCTGTTTTAAGTACAATAGGGATATCCTCTTTCACTAAGCGTGCGAGGGATTCAAGCTTTTTGCGGAGTTCTTGTAAATTGTTATTAGACATAATTACCAATGATTTTTATAGGTTTTGCGCCCTCCAAGCTTCATAAAAGGAGTGGGCGTATCAGGGGTGCCGTCACCATCAGTGTCTTTGAGGCGCTTGGGTAGGGCGACTTCTATCTCGCCTTTGGCTATTTTCTCAAGCCATAGTATAGCCTCGTCATAGCGGAGCTTTACCACTTGGTTGAGGTTTTTAGTTCTCCTTATATAGATCTCGTGGATAACAATATCCTTGAGGTACTTCAGTAGTATCTTGCTGCGCTCGTCTCCCTTTTTGGCAAAAATAGCTTCGGTATCGTAATACTTATACAAGTAAGAAGCTATTAGGTCTATGCTTTCGGCAATGATTTCGGTTACTATCTGCTCATCGCCTTGGGTGATAAGGTCTATTACCTCCTTAGTGGCTACGGTTTTGAGTTCTTCTTTGGTTAAATACACGTTACTAATGATTAATTGTTAATGATTAAAGATTAATTGCTTGCGATTTGCAATCGTCTGCCTGTATAAGGGTAGGGAGTTTGCCTATAAATGCGGGTGGTGAAGGTTATGCGATAGCTCATAATGCCGTCATCACTTAGACGGAGTTCCTCCTCACGCACCTGCTGTACGGGTTTGAATTGTTCGCCTTGTAGGAATTGTATGGTATCGGTGATTTTGTCTAATATATCCAATTCCATAAGCCCCTCTTCGGGGTCAGCAGTGCCTAAGTGTTGGTCAGTCCAGCCATCTTTGCAATAGAAGTCAATATGAAACTCACACTCGCCCTCTTGTACGTGTTGGGTCATCGTCTCGTAGGCGATAGGCATTACCTGAATGAGACAAGCCGTCCATATTTCGGGGTATCCGTTTTCGGGGTTGTCAAACTGACCGCGTTGTAGGTCTATCAGCTCAATGCCTTCAATGGTGGCAAGGGCTTGTTTTACTTTTACAAATAGTTCTTTTCTCGGTGTCATCTGTGCGAGCCGCACGGGCTTATTTTAGGTGAATAATTAGGTTATATGCTACGTCTTTTGTGTTTAGCAATAAATGGTCGCCCGCTTTGTAAAGGGTTTTCGGAATAGCCAAAATACTGTTGGGCAAGGGTAATGGCACGCTCTAAGGTATCGGGGGCGTCATCGTGTGAGGTAGTGCCTTTTTCAAAGGAAAGCACCTGCTTAATAAAAGCGTTGTAGTCACGTTCTGAACGCTTGGGAAGACTCTCGTCCCAGTACAAGATTTTGCGAAAGAGCGCATTGGTAATACCCGCCGAAATACGGTTGTGCTTGTCTCCCTCTTGGTGCAAACCAATAGGGATATTAGGGCAAGCATTGTCCTCGGCACTCTGCATAATAATAGGGGTGTAGACAGCTTTCTGTGCCATAGTAGCATCAAAGAAACCCATAGTGTTATAGCTTTTTTTAAGGTACTTCTTAACCCACTGGGCACGTACTTCCATAGCTGCATTAAGTTCACACCTTTGGCAGAAGACTTCCAACACGTACAGCTTAATACCTTTGATACCAATGAGTACCCCCGCTTTATAGTCGCCCGTAGCGGTGTAGGATAAGTCCCAATGGTCAAGCAAGCCGTCCCACGCCTCGTTGTCTGCTATGCGTACCAAGGCAATATCTTTCGCCTTAAAGAGTTTGCCCTCCTCAATAGGGTTGTTGAAATCCTCCCGCTGTGAGGTATAGTAGTCATCATTCATTAGGATACGAATAATATCCTCCTTAGTATCTCGTTCTTTCCACGAGGGTTCCCATTCCACATCCATATAGTTTTCGCGGGTGATGTTGGCAGTAGCCAAATTGGTAACCGAGTCGTGCAGGTGTGGGCTATCCTTCCACTTGTCATAGAGGTAATCCAATATGCCGTCCTTGACGATATAGTTGTTATTGATGATGAGCCTGCCCCGTTTTCGGTGAAAGGCTTTCACCAAGTCGCCCGTTATCTTCTTACCGTACTTCTCTATCATATCCGGGCGTTTAGCACGGTCTAAGTCCTCTATATCATCCAAAATAGCCAAGTCGGGGCGATACATACCAAAACGCAACCCTCTGAAAGGTTGGTTAAGTCCCAACGCCTTAAAGTGCTTACCATCGGTAGTTTGAAAGTCGCCATCCGACCAATCCCCATACGAGAGTTGCAAGCCAAAATCCTTGATAAACTTTTGATTGTTCTCCAAGTGTGCTTGTAAGTCGGATAGTAGTATTTTAGCCAAGCCCTCGTTAGCCCCTATAAGGATAGGAAAGAAGGTAAGGTTGTTCTGTTTGAGATGGCATATATTGCCCACATTGGACTGTATGGACTTACCTGCACCCCTAAATTTCTTTCTGAATTGGCGTATAAACGGGTCCTTGTACAAACGAATATAGTCGTCAATATGAAACTTAGGTGTCTTGGCATCGCCCAAGGGCAAACCACTATCTAAGCCAAAATAGTAGTCGAAAAACTCACCATAGTTTTCGGGTTTTAAAAGTCGCTTGATACGTGCTTCCTGCTCGTCGGCTGTTTCCTTCTGTATAGCCTCGTAGGTAAGCTCCCTAATCATTTTTGACTTCGCAAAATAGCGTTCTTTGGCTTCTTTGAGTTCTGTTTTAGTCATCTCCTTTCTGTAATAATTCGGTTATGTACATATCAAAGTAAGGGCGTATCTCCTTGATCGTATTCATATAGGCCTCACGCTTTTTACCCGTGCTTTGCCCCGCCTTTTCCAATATAAAGTTAGTAAAGCCATCGAGGCTCTCCATCGTATATACTGCTATTTTATTATGGTCAGTAATACGGTCAAAGGCGGCAACGATTTTAGTAATATCGTCCGCCTTATAGGGAAGAGGTTCCCCCCGCTCAATAGCCTGCGCACACTTGAGGGTGAGTTTGCGAATATTGGAAGGTCTGAGTGTTTGTAGCTCTTTCTCATCGTCCCATTTGCCTTCCTCTCTCCACTTGCCAAGTGTCTTAATGCCTATACCTATCATTTCCGATATATTGGCAATGCTAAAGCCCTTAGTAAAAAGTTCTTTACCTTGCGACCTCTTATAGTCTGCCTCTACAGCTGTCAATCGTGCCATATCTATTGTAGTAATTCATTTATCTTATTATTAATCTCGTCAAATTTTGCCACGTTGTTAGGGGCAAAGTTGCCAACTCCTGCAGGGGTTTGTATGATAGCTGTTTTGAGCTCATTTAAAAGCTCGTTTAAAAGGCTTTTAAAATCTACTTCACCCCGTTGTAGGTGTATCCCCGCTTTGTCTATGGTAAGCTGAGTGTCTTCTATTCGTAGGCTCACACTCTCAATCTCGCTATAAGCTACCACATAATAGCGGTTTTCGTCCTCTCCAATGGAAGCAATTAGTACGCTACTTCCTACCTTAGGGAAAAGGTAAAACCGATCGGCGTTATCGTTAATCACCGAAGCCAAGCGCACGGTATATTGTAGCTCATCGTCTTTCACCACGCACGTGCCTTGCGATTTGTCTACTGATACTACTTCTACGGCTATAGTAGGGGTTTTGCGTTTTCCTATCTGCCGAAGCCCCTCGGCTAATTCTCTATCTATACTCATAATCTTGCTCCTATGGTTACTTGTCGGCGTGCTCCATTGCGCCCAAAGGTAGTTTCTACTTTTTTAATGAAATAGCGCTCGTCTATATCTTTCAGTTCTTTGTCTATGAGTTGTGCCTGCATACCTCGCGTGGCGTAGGGTACTAAAAAACTCGTTATAGAGCCGTCAAAGCCGTCATACTTTAGCTTTTCCATTTCCGCTCTTGCCATAGCTCGTAGCTTAGCCTCATCGCTCACCACAGAGGTATGAAATGTTCTCAGCTCACCATCAGGATCACCCTCTTCTACAGTTTTCTTTTTATTGTTTTTATCAATGTAGGTATATTGTACTTTTAGCCTACGTTCGTCCTTGGTACGATATTCCAATTCGTTCGCCACAATGTTATAATTGAGGTCATAGCGTGCGGTTTGCCCTATATTAGTAAGCTCCGAAAGCCCTGCATATAGCTTGCCCTCATCATTAATAAAGATACTTAGCCTAAATTCCTCTTTGAGCTTATCCAACACCTGTGTACCATTGGCATTGCGAATAAGCCATTGGTCTAACTGCATTTGTGGTATATTATCAGCCAGGGCAATAGGAGTGTCTTTTACTACCTCCTGCAATACTTCTTTAAGAGTTGTTTTTTGCCACGATTTGTTGATGTTTTTTCGTCTAAGCAAATACATAGCGTCTTCACACTCTATGCTTACGGGAATGCTTGGCTTGACCTTCTTTACATAGCCTTCAAACTCCACTCCGCTATATACCCCCTCATAGGCGAGGGTAACGCTCACCTTATCACCTGCCTTGATTGCCTTTTCCGTATAGAGGGGCTCACCCCCTTTGTCCACTTTAAAATGGGTAGGAAGTTCAATAGTACAGGTATCGGCTAATTCGTCTACCGATTTGGTGATCTTCACGCTATGTACAGCCTTAAAAGTATAGTCACCTATCTTTATAATTGATTGTAATACGAACATTAATATAAATGATTTAATTGAGTTCTCTTTTCGTCTAACTCGGCATAGAAGTCCATATCCGACACGGCTTTGATGGTGTACTTCTGTATGCCTTCCTTGCCCTCCATAGCCTCAAAACTAATATCTTTTAGCACGATGTTACGAATATCAAATAGGGTAAAGAGTTTGTTACCTATGACCTCCAGACTTTCGTTCTTTTCAAACAAGCGGTTAAGACTTTGCACTTGTGCAGTAGGGTACAAGTCGGGGTTATTAGTGTCTATGCAAAGTCCCTTGATAGTAATTTGCCAATCTTCGGTGGCTATGTATTCTTTTACCTTACCTCTGCGGTGTTTGCCCACTGTTGCCGTCTCTACAATGGTTTTAGTGAGTGAAAAGCTCACCAAAGGTTCGTTAGGGAAAAGTGTTTGTACGCCTGCTTTATCGGCAACCTTAAAGGTCATAAAGTATTGGCTACCATTGCTACGTGCCTCGCTAATATTGGAGAGGCTTGGAAGTACATATTTTGTTTTGTTATTAGCCCACCACGAGGGAAAGGCTGGGCCTACATAATCCAAAAATGCTCGTGCAGTGAGTTCTTTGAGGTCAAATTCCATTATACTTCTTTGTTTTTTCGTTGCAAAGTTCGTGGTATTGGGGGAAGTAGCGAAATTCTTATACAATGGTTGTACAAAATCAGTACAATGATTGTACAGAAT